AACCTAAACGTGACGATTGGAAACGTGATCGTAAGATCGCACGTAAGAACAAACAACTTAACCGTAAACTAGCATCTTAATACAAGGAGAATATCTCATGACAAATTCAGCATACACACCTAAAGTCCTATCTGCTCACCCTGCATTGTATGCAGAGCACACATTCCACATGAACAAGGCCAAGCCTTTCACATACAACTATGTCGTCATTGACGAAGTGTTGTTGGAATGTTGGAATGACATGACCACTGCTGAGATTGCAGAGGCTACCCGTGAGCCTATCAACCGTGTGACCTACCGTACACAAGTGCTGAAGAAACTTGGAGTTATCAAGACCAAGTACACTGGCAAGACAAAGCTGCTGACAGAGCAACGCAAGCTGCGTGTTCAACTGCGTAAGGTGGAGAAACAACTGGATGCAATTGGTGCGGCGTAAAAACAAATGGGTTGTGTATGATGATCATGATCGTGTGGTCATCATCACACATAACAAACGTATCGCAATGAAGTATGTGAAGGAGCATTATGATGCCAAAGTATGAAGAAGTATTTGCAACCCTGTCTGGACACTTTCTGACACAAGCCTTGCCCAATAACTGGGAAGACTTTACTGACGAATACCTAGAAGAATGGTTCACGGAGTGTGCCTTAGACACCTATGAATACTGGGATTGGGATGAGGTGTACAAGATGATCGGTGATCTAGCAGATACAGTAATGGAGTTATACAATGCGAGTTGAAGTCTACTTTAACCTACACAAATACACGTGGTCTGTCCGTCAGTGTTCCACTGGCAGAGTAATCTTACACACTGACAAGGTACACATTCGTGACCCTAAGTTTGTGGTGCGTAAGTCAGGCCGTGAACGTGTCCTGCGTGAAGGCAAGAAGAATGTTCATGCCTTTGTTCGTGGTGAGATCGCATACTTTGACGACTTTGATCCAGAGTATCATCCAGACTATCTGGACTACACACTTGTGTCGTACAACCCATACAAGTTTGACACATTCGTTGATGTGTACGACACGACACCTGTACGTACAGCCAAACGTGCTATGCTACAGCTACAGCCAAGCATGATCGTTGGCGATCACAGAAACAGGCCATACCTATATGCGAAAGGAGCACGTTCATGAAAATAATGGGCTACGAAATCGTAGTTGAAATTGACGGGGTGGAAAGTCTTATCCAGTTGGATGACACCTACCCCGCAATTAATGATTGGCACAGTGCCACAGAGTTTGCCATGCGTTTGGCTCAACACGAGCACCCAGACGCAAACCAGATTGACTTTGTGGAGTGTGGCGAATTTGAAATGGAAGAATACAAACAGTATGACTTCATACATGAAGCACCATTTATGATACAGTAAGGAGTAAACATGGAAGCTAAAATCAAACTAACTAAAACGATGCTAGACAAGAGCATCATTGATGCCAACAAAACTGTGCAGCAGTTTCTGACTGATGATTTTGAAATGTCGTATGACGATCCGTTCTTTGTAGAACGTGGTAAGTTGGCTATCACTGGTGAATATGCCGATGGTGAACGTGTCAATGTACGTTTCTATCGTACAGGTAAACGTGGTGACAAACGCATTAGCATACAGAAGCTAAAGCAATATGCAAAGGCAGGTGACGAAGTGATCCTGACCTCTAACGTGAAGGATGCTGAAGGTGAATACCTTATCTACATCAACATCGTGCGACAAACAGATGCCGCATGATGACCCATGTGATGATTGGTCGGATCGTCCGATACCTAAACCGAATACTGATCGCAGTAAGTGTGTTGACTAACGTCATACTGGGCGGCAGTAATAATCAAACATTCAGTGCCAGAAACTGGCAATGGAAAAAAGACAAACGCCCCAACGTTGTGTGGTTAATTGACCTATGCCTTGGCAAGGAACATTGCTGCACATGTTGGGTGTACTGGAAAACTAGAAAGGATTGGTAATGAACCGTTTCATAATTGGGCATTTGCCCCAAGAAATTGCACAGTCATTGTGTGACAAGCATGTGGTCAAGATGCCATTGGAAGAAGCACAGATGCTATGTACTGTGGTACGTCAGGCAAACCCTGAGTTTGCTGATGACCATGAACTGTACCGTGTAGCACACGCCAAGCATCCATGCACTATCTGGGCAGGTAAGACACGAGAGAATTACATGTATGCTTTCCGACTGTGGAACCACATGTGCGTGGAGTACACCTACCGTTATGGCAGAGAACATGCATCAACACGTCACTTGGATGCACTGCGAGAGGGTGCAAGGTTTGTGCCGACAGGTGAATTGACTGCACACCCTGAGTGCTTCAGTGAGTACACACACCTGAAGACAGGGGAACACTGGCCTGTAGACAGTTACCGTAAGTTTTATCATACCAAGCAGCATAGGTTTGATATGGTCTGGAGTAAACGTAACAAGCCTACATGGTTTGATTGGCAATGGGAGAATGTATATGCTTGAAGCAGCACTGACATGTATCGCACTGAACGTGTATCACGAGGCACGTAGTGAACCTATGGCAGGTATGTATGCCGTTGCCCACGTTGTGCTCAATCGTGTGGCACATGACGCATTCCCTGACGATGCTTGCAAGGTAGTGTATCAGGGCTTTCACCGTGGCAAACACAAGTGCCAGTTCAGTTGGTACTGTGACGGTAAGTCTGACACACCTCGTGAGGAAGTACATTGGCTGTATGCCAAAGTGGTGGCACATAACGTAGTGTATGGCTATCATGAGGATAACACCGATGGTGCCACACATTACCATGCTAACTATGTTAGACCGTGGTGGCGCAATCACTACACACAAACAGTAACACTAGGGTCACACATCTTTTACAAATAGATGTTGACATACTTATACAACTATGGCACAGTTGCCATACAAACAACTGAAGGAGATAAATTATGCCGTTTGATATTCCAACCCACTTAGACTTTGACGTAGAGTTTGAACCAACCAAGGTTGATGATAAGAAGTACGTCATTAATGCAGACACTGGGGATTACCTTGGTATCGTAGGTAAGTCATTCAAGTGTGCATCACATGGTGACTTTTACCGTGGTGTCATGGACACTGTGACTGACGAACTGCTTTCATCTGAACTGATGAATGCCAAGTTTAATTGGAAAACTGCACGTAATGGTGCATGGTCAATGCTTGACATTGAACTACCTGACATGCAGGTGGAGATCACAACTGACAAGCACCAAACACAGATTGGCAATCGTATTATATCATTACATGGTATTGACGGTTCATGCAGCAACCAAGTGTACTTCGGTGCTATTGATTTCTTCTGCACCAATGGATGTATTCGTGGAGAATATGACAAAATCCGTAAGAAGAACACAGCAAACTTCTCTATGGAGAGTTTCATCTATGAACTAGCCCGTGCTCGTACTGACTTCTACACTGAGGCAGGTAAGATGCAAGTGTGGGCGCAGACATCCACAAAGTATGTGGACATTCGTTCTCTGTTGGAAGAAATGATTTCATCTGAACGTAAGGCAGAGAAAATGTACATGCTGTACCTGCAAGAGGCTGCGACACGTGGTCACAATAAGTGGGCATTGTACTCTGCGTTCACAAACTATGCATCGTATGCCGATGAACGTAACGGGTTCAACCTACGTAACACAGGCAACGACACACAGGCCATCAGCATGTGGTCACGTGAGCAAGAGGTATCCAAGTGGGTATCTGATGATCGGTTCATTACATTGGAGGCTGCATAACACATGAGAACCTTACCACGATATGTACAACAGCGAGTGTCACCTTCTGGTGACATCTCGTACCGTTTCAATCCACCACAAACACTGGTGAATGAGGGAGTAGTAGAACGTGAAGAATTAGGTGACGATCCGAAAGTTGCAAGACAGATTGCACGTGAATACAACAGAGACATTGACGCATACCGTGAAGAACAAGCTAAAGTTGTGAAGCTGAAGCCAAGCAGCAAGGTCACTGACCTTATCAACTTTTATTATTTATCTAATGATTTCAAGATGTTACGTGACTCAACCAAGGTTGATTACAGGTACTTCTTGACAGTGGTACACCAAACAATTGGGTGCCGTAAGTACAGAGAGGTTACACCTAAAGTTGCAAAGCAAGCATATGAGAAATGGGTTGAACGTGGGATCAGTTTTGCTAACCATGCGGCAACGTGTGCGAGTAGAGTGTACAACTACGCCATTCAGATGGAACACGCAGAGCAAAATCCGTTTGCCAAAATCAAACGTAAACAACAACGTCAGCGTAAAGTTATATGGACACATGGTGAGGTGAACAAATTTCTTGACGTGGCATACTCTGACTTTCAGTACCGTAATCTAGGACTGATTGTGCACATGGCATATGAGTGGTGCCAACGATTGGGTGACATGCGTATGTTACGTTGGGATAACCTTGACTTGAAGAAGCAACAACTAACGTTGGAGCAGAGCAAGCGTAGGTCAGAGGTGTTCCTGCCTATCAGTGACAACCTGAATGCTATGCTGCTAGAGCAGAAAGCTGACTTTGGTTTTCAGGAATGGGTGGCACCACACCCACAACCACGTGACGGTAGGTTCCAACCATATGCTATGGAGAGACTGTCCAAGGTTGGACGGAACATCATGAGACTAGCAAAGCTATCCGATGAGCTACGTCTAATGGACATTCGTCGTACTGGTGTAACACAGATGGTGGATAAGGGTGTACCTTTGCCACAAATCATGGCAGTGACAGGGCATACACATGTTGCATCTGTGAAACCATACATGAAGCATACTTACGAAAGTGCAAATAATGCCTTGACACAGAGAGACATGTCTGTATGCTTGAGTGAAACGAACAACACAGAAAGTGATACATAATGAATATAAAAGAACATATAAGTGATATGAACATAGTTAATGGTGAGACTAAACGTACTAACTGCCCAGTATGTGGTGGCATTAAAACGTTTACAGCTACCAATAACATGGGTCAGCTTGTATGGAACTGTTATAAGGCAGGGTGTCGTGTGTCTGGTGGCACACGTACACACCTTACCAGTGATGATATTCGTAAGTCTTTGGGTAGTGTAGCTGATGAAACAGAGGCAGTAACCTTTCACAAACCTGAGTGGATTGTACAAGACTACGATGCAGTGCAGGAGTTCTGTGATACATGGGAACTGGATGCCCGTGACCTTGGCTTACTATATGATGTTCGTGAACACCGTGTCGTATTTCCTGTGGTACACAACAATATCATGGTGGATGCCACTGGCAGAGCACTAGGAAAAAAGTTACCTAAGTGGAAAAGATATGGTAAAAACCCCTTGCCGTATGCGTATGGTTGTGGTAAAACTGGGGTAGTCGTTGAGGACTGTGTGAGTGCAGCTATTGTAGGTGCGACAGGCGGTTCTGGATGCTCAGAGGGTGGCGTATATGTCGGGGTAGCAGTGTTGGGTACGTCACTCTCTGAGGTACATAAGCAGTACTTATCACACCTCAAGACTGTTATCATTGCACTTGACCCCGATGCCCTACCTAAGACACTGCAATTTGCTAAAGAACTACGTGGTTATGTAGACAACGTAAAAGTATTACGTTTGACAGATGACCTGAAATATCGTAACCCTACCGACATTGAAACTTTACAACACTTAGGAGAAACATAATGGAATTATCATTAATACGCAGTCTGATGGACAAGGAGTTCTACGAGGATCATCGTGGTGCCAAGTGTCCTGACAGATTGTTCAGTAAAGATGTACGTAAGATCAAGCAGTCTATTGACCGTGCTATGGATCGTTATGAACGTACAGTTACACCTGACGAGATTGAGGCATTGTTTATGTCAAACAATCCAACCCTCACCACTGCACAGAAGAATGCTTACAGTTCTCTGTTTAGTCAGATCAAGAAAGAGTCACCTATGGGTAGTGACGTAGCACAAGAAGTGTTGTCTAAGCTTTTCCAACAGGTAGTGGGTGAGGATGTAGCCAACCTTGGATTTG